ATTTTTGCGTATTCGGGTTTTATTGCTGTTTGTTCTATAAAGAATACCGCGGTATCTCTTGCCATATCCAAACCACATGAAGTTGTTGACCCCTTACATGTGTTAGGTTGTACACTTGCGTCCTTAACACTTGCTACAATGCTATGAATTGTATTTTGATAATTGATATTATTCATCAAATTATTATTCGATAAATCATTTTCAGCATTACGTCCCGATTGTTGATAATCTAAATAAGTGTTCGCCGCACCGCCTAACGCGTTTGTTGTTGCTCCTAAAAAATTCAATGACCCTAACGCGTTAGCTGTTGAAAGTGCTGTGTTTATTACTCCTTTTTCGGCGTTAGTATCTCGATTATCTAAAGCATTAGAATAGTTATTATTTGCTACTATTTTTGAACCACTCATTGACATTAATGCGTTAGCACTTTGTGCGTTGATACTATTTCTATGTTGAGCGTACCAATTAGCGTAATTGTCATTATTCCAAGAACATAAACCATATTCATTTAATGTTATGCTATCATCTATAGCAAAATCTTTACCGCCATAGTTTAATGGGGTGCATGATATAGTTGGATTTTGAATTAATACTCCCTCAATAGCAAATTCATAATAATCGGTGTTGAACATTTCTTTTTTAAGAACCACATTACCACCGCTTGGATTTTTAATTGTAATGAAGTTGTAAGGATAAGTAAACAATTTATTATTATGCGGTGTATAAGTTACACCCCGATATTCGAAATTGTTTTTTTGCTCATCCCAATTAAAAGTTTCGTATTGCCTTTGTGTACCTTCTGCCCATAATGATGACCCGCTTGTTGGTTCTCCATTCATATAACCATAACCATATAATTTAGAAGGAAAAGTATAAATAAAAGCTATTGCGTCACCTTTTCCGTTATTACATAAGTCAGCTATTAAAGTGTTAATTTGTTCATAATCATCATAACGAAAATACTGTATTGAAAAACCCGAATAAGTTTTTCCAACTATACCTCCATATACTTCACCTTCTGCAAAATCAGTTTTGCCAATTAAAAAAGCGGGTTTCCCTGTTAAACATTCGGGAATTTTTCGCACTAATGTTACATAGTCGCCAAGTTCAAAATCTTCGGGTAATGTATGTACTCCAAAAGTGTCGTCTTCTACATGTTCCCGCTCTATCATACAAGGCGTAAAATTAACATCAAATAACCATGTTTGAAAAACGTCGATTTGTATTGTAATTTGTGTTGTTTCTCTTGCTAAATAGTCTTTTGCTACTATCCAAAAATAAAAAGTTTTTGAAGTACCATTATAAGTATTTGTATAATAACCATAGTTACAATCTTGTAAAGTGTCAACATAACCCTTAACTTTGATTGTTGCTGTTCTTGGTTGGTATCTACATTTTTCATAAGTGTGTCGCGCTTTATCTTGAAAATATGAACGTTGAGCGCTTACGCTGTCAAAATCAATTTGGTGTGTTGGTGTTATCGGCACTTTACACAATGTAATTGACGTTATTGTATTACTCATTTACTCACTTCCTTTTACGCGGGCATTACCCCGCTTTTATTATGGTGTAACAACTTTTGCTTTACCAAATGCGACCATATTTCCAAACATTGATACGAAAAGATATTGCCAATGGTGTAACCAAAAATTCCACATTAACGAACTTCCGATATATTGTGAAGTTGTTTTAAATGTCATGTCCCTAACTTGAATAGTATCCATGTCACACAACACCGCATATATGTCGGTTGTTTCGCTTGGGAACTCGTCTACTAAGATTGTCATTGCTTCAAGTTTTGCAACTTCAATGTGGAACATTGTTGCTAATACTTCAAAGTCAATTTCTGTTTGTGCGTCTGCTCTAACCAAAAGAACTTGTCTGCTTGTCTCACAAAAAGTAATACAAGGTTTTTCACCCGCTGTTATTTTATCAGCATTAACGTTATTGTAACCCGCATATACTGTATTTGGGAAAACAAAACTTTTTGAGATATTAGAAATTGACTTAGCTAATACTTTTGGTTGTGATAAATCAGCGTCAATTACTTTTATTGCTCCTTCATCAATAGCCTTTGCAATAACTCCTTTTGTCAACATAAACTCGTCTATTTGGTCGCCCGATAACATTGACGTAACAATTCCATCATATAACGACATAAACTCTTGTTCATTTGTAAATGCTCTTTGAAGTTCATTTTCAGCTATTGTAATTGGGTATGAACTTTGACGATTTAAACCATAATAACACACTTTTCCGTCGGGTTTAGTGGTTTTTAAAAGTTTAGTTCCGTCATTATCATACCCCGCGTCTGTTGCGGGATTAACAAAAATTTCTTCGATAGTGTTTCCCATTGGACGACCGTTTGTTTGCTTTAATCTTGCAAGTGGGTTATTAAATAATCTTGATTTTACATTACTTAAAGCAACCTTATTTACTAATGCGGTTACAAAAGTATTCATTATGTTACCATCATTTGTAATTGCTTTACCGACTTCTGCTAAATTGTCCCTTGTTGCTTCGGGAACTCTTGAAATATACATAGCGTCGGCGTTATCTCTTATCGTTCCTAAAATGTCATAAGCTGTTAAAACCATGTTTAATCACTCCTTTTATAAATTAAAATTTACTTTCTAAATCTTCATAAGTTCGTTTTGCGGGTGGTGTGTTTGTTTCTTCTGCTCCCGCTCCTTTTTCAATGGTTTCAGTAACTTTTCCAACTTGTTCTTGCGCGCTATTTGCTAACCATAATTCGTTATTAAGTTTAGCAAATTTGTTTGCTTCTTCCTGTGCTTTTGTTGCTGTTGCTGTCGCTGTGTCACGTTCGCTTAAAACTCCCGAATAATCTTTTTCAAGTTGAACAATTAAAGTCATTCTGTCAGCGTCGCTTGTACAATTTTTTAAGTCATTTAAAATTTTATTATGTTCCTCTTTAGTCATGTTTTACACCTCCGTTTGTTCTGCTTTTTCTTCGGCAATATGTGCCTTTATTTTTTCGATATTGTTGTTTTTTGTAATTTCCTTTTCTTCTTCTGTTTGATAGATGTAACAAGGGTTAATATAATTGTCACATACGCTCCCGCCATAGGTCAACACTAAATACCCATTACTCCTAACATCTTTTATTGTATACTCTTTATTGTCAAAAGTCAACTTGTTTCCCAAAAAATTCTTTCCAATTTGTTGTTTATTGTGGTTAAATGTAAATTTCATGTGTACGGGGTCATCAAAATTCAATGTTCTAAGAAAAAGAATAAAATCTGCTGAAAGTTGTTTCATTATGTAAGGTGTTGTTAGTATCTTCTTATAGACTTCGCTTAAATCGTCGTATTTCTCAAAATATTCCTCATATACTGTGAAATAATCGTCGCCAAAAACTGGGTCTGGGTCGGGATTTGGGTCGGGGTCTGGGTCGGGGTCGGGATTTGGGTTATTCCCATGATAAGTCATTGTTGTATCAAATGTTTCTGCTGACGGTATTCTTCTACTTTCTAAATGATTTGTTTCGGGTGCGGGTCTTTCCCAACAATAACAAAAAGCTGTTGTTAAAAACTCAACTGTGCCGTCAGCACTTTTAAACTGTGTAAGAGTACATGAAAAACTAATGCCACCCGTTACGGAACTTGCGGGCGGGTTTATCCATTGTAAATCAGCGCCCGTTGTAGCTGTGTTCGCTCCTGTCAATTCACTCCATAGAAATTCACATTGATGTTGTAAATCTGTTCCATATGCTTCAAGCTGTGTTCGTCTAGTATACGACCATTGACATAAACCAAAACCAACACCGCTACCAACTTCAATTAAATTTGGCGACCAATCACTTTCCGCCGAAATATTACCCATTACCGCAACTATTGACTTATGCGGTAAACCTTTATCATGCAAGAAATCATATACGTATTGTTGTATTTCATTGCTTGTCATTGTTTATCACTCCTTATAATTTAAGCACCCTATTAATAGAGTGCTTTGTTTTATTGATTTAATATTGTTTTTATTTGCTCTAATTTTTGTTCGGTTAAGTTCGGAACTTGTACACTATTTTGAGTTACTGTGTTATTAATTGCGGTTGTTGTGTCTTCTGTTTTTGTTTCTAAGGTGGTATTATTTTCGCTTTGTGTAGTTTCTTGAACAACTTCATTTGTAACACCTCCATTGTCTCCAATAGCTATTAAAGTAACTAAAGCAAAAACGTTTGTTAATGTTGTTTGCCAATCGTCGCCAATCCATTGAGTTAAATTTAAACCCCTTGATTGTGCTATTAAAAGAATTAATGATATTACCGCGAATATCCTTTTCTTATTAGCAACTATGTCTTTTAAAAAATTATTCATTGTCTGTCACCCTCCTAAATCTTAAAGTATCTTCTATATCTTTTATTTTAACATCATGTTTAATTAACATTTCACCATGTTGTTTTACTTCGGTTGACATTGTCGAAGATTGAGTTAATAACATATCAACTTTTGTCATTAGTATTGTCATATCTTTTGTATATTGTTCATTGTCTTTTTTAACAACTCTTTCATAGCCAAGTATACCAAGTATAAACGTCGCAAACGGAATAACATAACCTATAATTGAACTCATATCATAAACCAAGTAACTTTCTCCATGTCATTTTCCCGACAATTCCGTCGCCATTAAGTGACATGTTTTCTTGAAATGTAATTACTGCTTGTCTTGTCATTTCTCCAAATATTCCGTCTGCTGATATTTCAAGTTGACGTTGAACCCATGCGGTAATATTACCACGTGAACCAAGCTTTATTGTTGGACATGCTGACAATGTTAATTCACCCGCAACACCATCAATTATTAATTCATTTCCGTTTTTATCTGTGAACCCTTGTACAATTAATTCATTCTGTAAAGTTGCAATGTCGTTTGTTGATGTACTATTTTGTTGTGTATCAGCAAATGGAACAAAATCACTTAAAAAGAAATGTGATTCGTCAACTAAAATATTACAATCTAAATCACCAAGAGTAAATGCGTAACTTCTACAATCTTCGGTGTATTGCCATGCTATTATTTTACACCCGCTTATTGTTGGTGTTTCGTTTGCTGAATAATCTGCTACCCACCAAATGTTATTTTGTTTGAACTCATTCGAAAAATGTTCCTCAATGTAACATCTACCCGAATAAATCAACATTTCTTGACCGCTTAAGTTTCTAAACTCTTGTAAAAATTGTTCGCTAAAACTTTCCGCGTTATCTCCTAAGCTATCCTGTTCAACATCTAGTACGGGGATAATGTCGTATTCTTTGTTTTTAATCAGATTCCAAAAATTTTGTGCCTGTGTTTGTGGTGCGCTTGTACTTATTAAGTAATGATAAAAACCAATTGCAATTTTACCATGTAAAGCTTCGTAGTTAATTTCTAAAGCATGGTCATAATATGTCGTACCTTCTGACGCTTTCATGATAACACCTTTTAAATTGCTTTCTACAAGTCCACCAAAAGATAGAATTGTATTATGTTCGCTAATGTCTATAAATTTGTTACTCATTTTTACACCTTCCTTTATTTATTAGATAACTATATTATAGATTAATCGGCAAAAAATAGCAATAATAAATAATATAAAACAAAAAAATGTTCCACGGACAATATAAATTGTTTCACGTGGAACATTTTTTGTTGAAGGTTGACACGCTTCGGAGACAAACCCGAAAAGCGCCCTCGTCAAAGGGTGTCTATCACTTATTAGTCGTATCATTGCTTCATTATTATAATACAGTATTTATTTATATAAGTCAACACTTAATATGTCAAAAATAGCGCTTTTTGCTTTCATGTCGTCGAACCTTAAATATCCATTATTAAATGCGTCACGAATATTTTTCCATAAATACGAATAATGATTTAACATGATAGTTTGTTGATTGTGGTCACTTGCTTTAAATGCTATGACTTGTTTACATGAATTATCGGGTTTTTTAGATACATATAAAACACCCTCGTCGAAATATTCCCGCACACCATAAGCAACATTATCGTGCATTATAGTACATATATATTTCGCTCGTCCTTTTGGTTTATCAATGAATATATCAGCGTCATGCAAATATACTTTTTCTGTACTATATGACATATAATCTTCTTTTTCAAAAGCTTTAAAAAAAGTATTACCTTTAATTGCTTTTGACGCACTTTCATTAAAACCAAATTCAGCAACCCACCCATGACCACGTAAAAAGTTTGTATTATCTTTTAATCGTTTATGTATCTCGAAATTTATAAAATATGGATTCATTATTGTAACCATATTACCAAGCATAAACAATTTTACTTGTCGTGATTGTGCGCCACCTCCACGCGCTATTGTTAAATATATTGATTGTATTTTCTGCACTTCTTTGTTTAAATATTTTCCCGTTTCGCTTTGAAACTCGTCGAATAACATTGTTTCAACTTCTGCAAATATTGGAGAATACTTTTTTAATGCGTCGGGATTCGATAGTGCGACAGCATAACCAAAACTTTCATTATCTAAAAACAATTCATAAAATAGACCTTTAGCATGTGACGCACCCGTCATTAATTCACCATATTTGGGATATAATCGTAATACGTCTTTAAATATGCTAGGCGCTGAATTTAGTTCGTAAGTGTATCTATACAGTAAAACAATTTTAGCGCCTGTTTTCTTAAAATCTGTTAAAGCTTTCTTTAAAAATGATGTTGTTTTTCCCGCGCTTCTGTTGGTGGTTATCATGTATATACTTGGTTCGTCACCGTCTAAATCTTTCATACTCAATATTTTTTGTGGGTTATAATACATTATTGTTCACTTCCTTTTCTATATAATTAAAGTCCCACATGAAACCATGTGAGACTTAACAGCACCTTATTAAACTAAATCTATGTAAAGGAACTCCCTTTTACTATTAGATTGTTTAGATTTAACCTCAACTTCGATACCCGCTTTAATTTCAGCTTCATCAAATGAACTTGCAATTAATATTAAGCTATTTTCAACGGTTGGTGAGATACTAGAAACAAATTCGCCATTATTAAGTTTTATTGCTGATACTGTTTTTGTTTCAACTTCTCCTGTCTTTTGGTCAACTTCTTCCTTATCGTATATGATAAGACCAACCATTTTTAAAGGTTCTCCAATTACGTCCTTAAACATTGTTGTTGTGTTTCCTGCTTTTACTAAGTCTTTTTTACTGTCTGTGATGTTAAATTTAATATTCATTTTTATACCCCATTTCTATTATTTATTTTCTGTTTCTGTTTGTTCTTCTGCTGTTTCTGCTTCATCTTCAACCACAACAGCATATTTCATAAACTCACTAACGGGCATACCGTAAGTAATTTTCTTTTCTTCTACGCAATCAACAACAACCTTGTCAACTTTGTATTTCTTCGCTAGTTCTTTTTCAGAAACTTTTCCTTTTTCCACTATTGTATCTAATAGAGTTAATTGAGTTCCTTCTATTTTGTATACATTGTACTTTTTGTTTTCAATGACTTTTCTTGTAACTAATCTTTCTTTTGCCATTTTGTTTCACTCCTTAATTTTATATTATTGCTTGTCTCGTCAGTTGTTGGGTAGCAATCCCAACAATACGCCATTTAGGCGTTTCGACTAATTTTAATATAAACTAATATACCATCATGTATTAAGAAGTTATAACCTTGTTCGTGTAGTCGCATTATGTCTTGTAAAGTCATACTATCAAAGGGTGTCACTCTTGCCATTTCGTCACCGTCCTTTCTAGTATATTAATATATTACATCATATTTCTAATTATGTCAACATTTTATTTAAAATAATTTATGTTGACATAATTAAACTATCATACCGTTATTATTTGCGCCGATTAACGCCCAATACTCATTAGTTACGCCTAAAGTATATGTTGTTTCT